CCTCTATAAGAGGCTTTAGTGTATTTGGATGAGTATGACATACCACCTCACTTGTTGTCAGATCCTTCGTGACTACGCAGAAGATAACAGTCTGATTCATGTCTGTTTCGATGTCCAGCACTAAGCTCTTCATATTTATGTACCAGTCTCTGATAGTCTTCTAGCAGTGTATCATATTTCTTCTTTAGCTCGGCGTGGTCAGCTAACAGCCTATCCATTACCCACATTAACCTTCTCCCCTGATGATGTCTGCTGCATCAGCGTAACCTCTTCTCTCCAAGGCTTCAATACAGCGATCTAATCTTTCTTCACTGGCTTGGAAGGCTACCATCTCAGCAAACTTCTCAAAGTCAAAGCGTTCACAGTCCATGCGGTTGTTCCAGCATTGACTCATCATATCTCTAAGTGTTTGTTTCACTACCGCTGTCCTTCCAATCAAAGTTATTTGCTTTGTGAAAAGCAAGTTTTATTGCTTCTTTGATACCCCATTGAATCAGCATCCTAACCTCTTCATCAGTAAGATCAAAGTGTAGTGTAGCTGTACCGTCATCATGCTCTTCAATGTTTGTAACTTCAGCCATTATGGTCTCCTGTCAGCATCTTGAGTAGCTTCTAAGTAGTCTGATGCTCTTCTGATCTCATTGATGATCTCTTCGAACGAACAAACTACTTCACCCATTGTAGACCCTGTACGTATCTGCTGTAAAGCAAATCGTTTCGTATCCTCTTTCAAATCTTCATAAGTCTTCATCTTGTGTGACCTCTGATAACCTTCCTGTTGTGTGGCTGTAGTAGACGTTACAGGCTGGACCTGTGACACCGCTGAAACGGTTCTTGAGTACCCTAATCCTGGTGGTATTGCGTTCACGTTCATCATCATGCTGTGCATTCCTTTCCATACCGATCACCATATCAGACAACTGTGCAATGCTACCAGATCCCCTAAGCTGACCTAGTGAAGTAGCTGCTCCTTCTTCATGGCCTTTACCATCTGGTCTCTTAAGATGGCTGACAATCAACAGTGCTATGCCTGTCTCCTGCACAATCATCCTAAGCTTAGTCATGATCTCATCTAATGCTTTACGTTCATCGCCAACATCGCCAGAACTGACGACAATACTAATATGATCCAACACAACAAAGCTACATCCGAGTCCTTTAGCCATGAATCTGACTCTTGATAGTATGTTGTCAATTGATGTACTCCCAAAATGATCAAAAAGATAAACCCTATTAGTGCCAAGAGTGTGCTCGAAGGCATCTCTAAACTCCTCATCAGTGTACGCTGTGTCAGGTAGATGCAGTGGTTTGTTCGCATGGATAGACATGATACCTTTGGCAGTGCGAACAGTAGACTCCTCCAGGAACATTAACCCAATGTTGTCCTCAGTCTTACATAGGATGTGATAAACAATCTCCCTAAGCACCTGTGATTTACCCAGTCCAGAACCTGCTGTAAACGTCACCAGTTCACCTTTACGGATGCCATAGGTCAAAGCATTAAGACCAACCCAAGGATAGTCACAAGAGGCTTTAATGGCTGGAGTATTGATTTCTTCCCAAAGCTTTGATCCTTCGATGATCCCATCAGGTACATAGACTTCAGCAGCAAACCAATCCTGGATATACTCCTTGATCATCTCATCTTTGAGATAATCGTTAGCGTCCTTGTGTGGTTGCCTGTGCTTTACTACCTTAGCCTTAGCACCGAATAAATCAGCTACCTTCGTAGCAGCTTGCTTACCAACCTCATCAGCATCAAAGCTGATAACAATGGTTTCAAAAGAGTCAAGATATTCATAGTTGTCCTTGCAGTCCTTAATTGCTGATTGTGCGCCATTGCGTATACTGACTACTGGGTACCGCATACCATTCATCTGAAACACAGCAACAGCATCAAACTCACCTTCAGTGATGGTAATACTCTTACCACCTTTAGGGAATAAATGCTGTCCGAACAAAGTAGCCTTAGACCAATCACCTTTGATGGTGCAATCAGTCTTCATTGCATCATGTCTTACCTTGTATGCAGTGACCTTACCATCAGCATCACAGTAGGGAAAAGCTACACCACCTTCATCAGTGATCATCACACCAAAGGCTTTTAAGGCATCTCTGGAGAGGTTTCTTAGCGGTATGGACTGATACTTACCATCTAACATTGGAATCACCTTAGCAGACTTTGTATGCTTTTGTCTGAAGTTATCATCATGTTCAGACATTTTCGTATTCGTACCACAAGCAAAACAGTGTGACCAAGTCTCTCCTTTATCGTTAACAGATACGGACAACGCATCACTAGATCCACAATCATCACAGCCAACATGCGTGGCTAAGTAGTTCACCTGTTTTTCTCCTTTAAGGTTTGTTGAATGGCCCTAGCAAAACCCCAACGATCAAACCACGCTGCGTTACTAGCATCAATCTTTTGAGATAGATAACTCAAGTCCTGAATCTCCTCATCAGTCAGTCCAACCCATTGCTTTGATGGTTTGCTTGAAATACAAGTAACCGTATACGCTTTACCGCATTGGCACTGCCATGCCACAGGGCCGTCTGCGGATGTCCTTGCGTTTTTGTTTTCAGCCATACTTACCTCAGATTAAAAGGGTTATGCCAACAGATACCAGTGTTATCCCTGGTGTTGTATCCACCTAGTGAGTACGATATCAAATATTGGTGATCATCCTTCCTAATATCCCTATCAACAGTGTAGTTATCAACTAACTTAGACATAGAGTCTCTGATCTGCTTGTGGGTCTTGTCAGGGAATGCCTCTAGGAGGTCTTCTAAGGTAGCATGGCGGCCATGATTCTCGAGGTAGGCTACGTAGGGGTTAACCTTACGCTTGCGTGGTTGTATACGCCTTCTCATACGTTGAACCCTTTAGCATTCAAAGCCTTAGTTAACTGACGCATCATGAAGTAAAAACCATACTCTTGACATAAGCGAACAAAGCGATTTAACACATCATTGACATTGTGATCTTCCATCATGTCTTCGTACTCACCTTTAGTGATCTCATCGAATGCTTCTTCAGGTAAAAACTCATCATCAGGGTACATTTCGAACAATCCTTTAGTTAAGCCCTACTGTACATAGGCTAAATAGTCTATGTACTAAGTATATACTAAGTATAATATTTAATATATACATAGTACATAGCCTAAGTAGCCTACATAGCCTATATAGATTTAGGGTATCAGAGAAAACCAGAGTTGTCAAGTCATTCTTCATCAATGTTACGTTTGCTTACAATGTCATCATCTCCTTCATTGATCAAGCGTACATTGCCTACTGCTGCTATTTCATCACGGACATAACGAAAACAATCATTGCATAAGTCAATGTACTGGTGTGTTCGAACACTACGCCGTGAGGCTTCATAGTCACTTAAGGCTTCATTGCATGATAAGCATCTCATTTTAAGTCATCCTTCATAGAGTCAATCAACGAAACAAGTCTGTAATACTGAACATGCTCCTTTTCCGCTTCTTTGTCCGCAGCATCAGCATGACCTAATGCAATGGCAATGTTAGCCTTAATTTGAAGTTCAACTAAGTACAGTAACTCATCTAACAGTTCTTTAGTCATAGAATACCCTCTAGAATCGATTAAAACATGCCTAGAAGCGACGATCTAGGCTAAGGTGACACCTACCTACATGAGTGCATCTTCAATGTCTTGTAGAGCCTCTAATCGCTTAGCGTGTTTAGACTGCCTAAGCTTAGACAATACTCTGGGATTAACCCAAGTATAATTAGGGAAAGGCCAGTTAGGATTATCAGCAGCATAGCGTATGCAGACTGTACCGTCTGTAGAGTCCCTGCTGACTATCTCACAAGGCTTGCCATTGAAGTATAACTGAATCATATAGTTAATCCTATAAAGAGCATGAAGGCGAACAATACACCGAAGGCACTACCACCAAGATACAACACAAAGTCACTAGATTGCATGTCTACTCTCCAGATAGGTCAACAATAGGGTTAATCCAATACTCTTCAGGTTCTAAACGGTCTACGAAGTCTTCAGCTTCATCCAACGTATCAAACCTATCCAAATGTTCTAAGCCACCCTCCAAGCTTAGATAGTACGTGACTAGATATCCGACAATCTTCATACTTGCTCTTCCTCTTCCGATTCTTCTTCGTCTTCGTCGTCAGTATCAGATACTAACTGATCAGCAATAGCCCACCAGTCAACATCAGACAAAAACGCTAAAGCATAATCACGTGCAAGACCTTCGTTTGATGTTGCCTCAATTAATTGTTCAGCATATTCCTGACAGGCATCCCTCAATTCTGACATGCAAGGTACAGATTTTCCAGTAAGCTCACGTGCTGTCATACCATCGAAGATCTCTAGGTTGATTCTCCAAGTAGCGTAATTGCTCCAGCCGTTGTAAGTTGATGTGGTCATGATAGATAATCCTTTGTGGTGGTTGATTGAAGCTTAGTGTACTTCCAACAATGCCCTAGATTGTAAGGCATTGTAAGCTGGACACTACTTCTTTGTTGTTTTATATAGTGCGTGGCGAACATCCAAAGATGATGTAAAAGCTTTTGCTTGTAGTGTACCGACTACTTTAGGATCTGCTAAATCATCCATGGTCATCTTATGTAGATCATGTAGAATTTCAAGGATTCTAAGAGCTTCAACGTGATCTAGTTCGATTTTCATTTGATTAATCCTTTGTTGGTTGCGATGAAAACCATCTTATAGACTTTCCGAACATATTTCAATGGGCTTTTGCACCTATCTGGATGAACGGACAATAACCCAGGATGAACGGTAGTGTTGTTCGAATACAACAGTTTCACGTGGAACATGGCACTGGTTGCACAGTCTGCACAGTCTTAGGTGTCTCTGTAGGTGTATCTCAATAGGGTGCTTCACAGCTACACTCTTCCATCTGCACAGCAACCAGCACAGACTGCACAGCCTATGCAGTAACTTACGTTAACTTACGCTATCTTGCTGCTATCTTGCAGTATCTCCATTGTATTCTGTATACAGTATACAACATAGGGGGAGGGGGTAGAGTTGTATAGTAAATTGTTGTGGTGCTACCTAGCCTCAAAAAAAGCTAAAAAGTGACTTGATAATGATAATTCATTACTATTAAGAAATCTCTTTAGAATCAATAGGTTATCTATATTGCCTCTGCGGAGCCTCTGACACCATGTTAATGGAGTCCCGCTGAAGCCTTGATTGGTGTGTAGTCTGCACTGAATCTGCACTGGTTAAAGCACAGTCTGCACTGACAATAACCCTACAGTAGTAGTCAAGAGTCTTTACAACAATATCAGTTGTATGCTACAATAAGTCCTTCTATGTAGGCTATGAACAAAACATTGTATAAAAACAATTCAGTAATAGACTTATAACTTATCGTCATACACTACATTGTAGATACATAAAATTATATACACCCTACAGTCCTGCCTTCCGGCAGAGAAACTATATAGAGGTAGTGATGTCCGAAATTAAAACTGAAGTTGTATCTGATCTTTGTTCGCTACCTTCATCGGTCAGCCAGGATGTCGTGGCAGTCAATGAAGAAAAGAAAGTGCCTGCGAAAAAAAGGAAAAGAGGAAGACCAAAGAAGGAAGAAGTACAGAAGTACATCAAAAGAGCTAAAAGAGGTAGACCTCCTGGTGAAGCAGCAAGGATTAAAGAGTTAACAGCTTCGCTGTTGCTGACACACTCACAGGCCATTATCCGTAAGATTGTTCACAAAGCATTGAATGATGAGGATAAGGATCAGATGGCAGCACTGAAGCTGTGTGTTGATAGGATGTTGCCAGTATCTTATTTTGAGGATAAAGGTGTTGGAGGAGGCTCTAGAGCCATTACCATCAACATCACTGGAGTGAATGATAATCCAGTAGAAATGATTGAACATGAACCTGTTGACGTAGAAACCACGTTAATTGATTACGAAGAAGAAGACGATGGATCTACAAGTTAAGTTACTTCCTTGGCAACAAAATGTCTTTAAAGATCCATCAAGGTTTAAGATCATCGCTGCTGGTAGACGTACAGGTAAATCTAGGTTAGCAGCTTGGACATTAATCATAGAGGCACTACAGACTGAGAAGGGTCATGTTTGGTATGTAGCACCTACACAGGGTCAAGCTAGAGATATTATGTGGTCTACGCTGTTAGAGCTAGGCCATACAGTCATTAAAGGTAGTCATGTTAACAATATGCAGATTACCTTAGTCAATGGTGCAATGATCTCACTAAAGGGTGCAGATAGACCAGAAACAATGCGTGGTGTCAGCTTAAAGTATCTAGTGATGGATGAATACGCTGATATGAAGCCACAAGTGTTCGAACAGATCTTAAGACCTGCTTTAGCGGATCAGAAGGGTAGAGCTATGTTCATTGGTACTCCAATGGGTAGAAACCACTTCTATGAGCTATATAGGCTAGGTGATAGCGGTAAAGATAAAGATTACAAGGCATGGCACTTCACCAGCTTTGATAATCCTTTGTTAGATCCAGCAGAGATTGAAGCTGCTAAAGGTTCAATGTCTAGCTTTGCTTTCAGACAAGAGTTTATGGCTTCATTTGAAGCATCTCAGAGTGAGATATTTAAGGAAGAATGGATTAAAGTCAGCGACGAGGAACCCGATGAAGGTAACTACTTTATGGCGGTGGATCTATGTGGTTTCTCGGATTCTTCTCAGACAAACAAATCGAAGAATTCGAAACTGGATGAGACAGCGATAGCCATTGTTAAGGTTAACACCAGAGGCTGGTGGGTTGCTGACATACTGCATGGTAGGTGGGATGTCCGAGAGACAGCAGTACGTATCCTAAAGGCTGCAAAGGATTACCACGTTAGCTGTGTTGGAATAGAGAAAGGTGCACTGAAGAATGCAGTGATGCCTTATATGCACGATCTAATGCGTAGGAATGGGTTCTATCCTAGGATTGAAGAACTAACGCATGGTAATAAGAAGAAAGCAGATAGGATTGTTTGGTCACTACAGGGTCGCTTTGAGCATGGTAGGATTGTTTTAAACGAAGGTGACTGGAATTATCAGTTCATGGATCAACTGATGCAGTTCCCAGACACTAAGACACATGATGATTTGATTGATGCACTTAGCTACATTGATCAAATACAAACTGCAAACTGGAATCAGAACCTTGATGAAGAAGAGTTTGAAGTATTAGATCAAGTAGCAGGCTATTAGGATAACCAAACATGAAATTTGAATCCGAAATCACTCCTCAGAATGCTCTTGTAGCATTTGTGATGGATCGATGCAACAACTGGAGGAACTACAGAGATGAGAATTACCTTCCAAGATGGGAAGAGTATGAGCGTCTTTGGCGTGGAATCTGGGCTGATGAAGATAAAACTAGACAGTCTGAGCGTTCAAAGATCATCTCCCCTGCCTTACAGCAAGCAGTAGACAACAAACAAGCTGATCTTGAAGAAGCTGTGTTCGCTAAAGGACAGTTCTTTGACATCAGTGATGACGTTGCTGATCAAAACAAACAAGACATTGAAGTCTTACGTACTCGTTTGTCTGAAGATTTTAAGAAAGACAAGATAAGAAAAGCCATTGGCAATGCCATGACCTTAGCAGAGATCTACGGTACTGGTATCGGTGAGTTGATTGTTAAGCAAAAGAAGGAGATGGCTCCAGCAACACAGCCTTCAGCACAGCCTGGACTATCTATGATTGGTGTCCGAGCTAACAACCGCATTGCTGTGCAGCTAAAACCCATCAATCCTAAGAACTTTCTTATTGATCCTAATGCAACCAGCATTGAGGATGCTATGGGTTGTGCTATTGAAGAGTACGTAGGTAGACATGCAGTCATCAAAGGCATGGAAGATGGTATTTACAAAGCAGTTGCACTAGGTGATGCTGCTGTAGATACTGACTTAGAGCCTGATCAAGACCTAACATACTATCAGAATGATAAGATTTTGATGTTAAGGTACTATGGTTTAGTGCCTAGAAAGCTGTTAGCGAACCCTGATGACATGGCTTATGAGGATGATGAGCTATATTCAGACATGGTTGAGGCTATGGTGGTCATTGCGAACGGAGAAGCCTTGCTAAAGGCTGAAGAAAACCCGTTCATGATGCAAGATAGGCCTGTAGTTGCCTACCAAGCTGACTCTGTTCCTGGTCGTTTCTGGGGTAGAGGAACGGCTGAGAAGGCTTACAACATGCAAAAGGCTGTTGATGCTCAGTTACGTAGCCATTTAGACTCTTTAGGGCTTACAACGGCTCCTATGATGGCTGTAGACGCTACAAGACTGCCTAGAGGAGCTAAATTTGAGATTCGTCCTGGTAAAACCATCCTAACCAACGGTAATCCTAACGAAATCTTAGCTCCATTTAAGTTTGGTAACACAGATCCAGCTAATTTACAGTCTGCACAGGTCTTTGAAAGGATGATGTTACAGGCTACAGGTACATTAGACACTGCAAACCTTCCTGCACAGGTCTCTGGTGGTGAAGCAGCCACTGCTGGTCTTGCTATGGCAGTGTCCGGACTGATTAAAAAGAACAAGAGATCGTTGGTTAACTTCCAAGAAGACTTCTTGATTCCTTTTGTAGAGAAAGCAGCATGGCGATACATGCAGTTTAGTCCTGATCGCTATCCAGTACAAGACTTTGACTTTGTTGCTACAGGTACGATGGGTATGATAGCAAGAGAGTTCGAACAAGCACAGATACTTGCACTGTTGTCTACACTTGGTCCGAACAGTCCTATCGTTCCTCTGTTGCTACAGGGTGTTATTGAGACAAGTTCACTACCTAACAAAGAAACATTGTTAGCTCAGTTAGCTCAGCTTGCTCAACCAGACCCACAACAGCAGCAGATACAACAGCAAGCAGCACAGTTGCAACTAGCAGATGCTGAAGCTAGTGTCCGAGAGAAACAAGCTAAAGCTGCTAAGGATGCTGCTGAGGCTCAGAAGACAGCAATAGAGGCACAGTTGCTTCCTGAAGAGACTCGTGCTAAAATAATGGCAGCAGTGTCTAAGAACTTACCAAACCAAGACGATGCTGCTAAAACTGAGTTTGACCGTAGAGTCAAGATAGCAGAGTTAATGCTCAAAGAAGCTGACTTAGCGAACAACACCAAGATTGTAGAAATGCAAATGAGTAAAGCTGGTGTACTCCCTGGTGATGAAGATATGCTCAACGAACTACTTGATAAGTTGACCGACAATGGCTAAAGAACTTATTGATGCAGTAATGCAGGCTTCTTCACGAGATAAGAAACTCTTGTTGAAAGAGTTAATTGCTGGTCTTCGTGAAGAGAAACAGAAACATGATCTGGAGGTGAGCAAGACTAAATCCGCTTACATCGTTGATGCCTTTAAACAGATTGAGGATAGACTTACCGCTAAGTATAATGAGATCAAAGATCTTTCTACAAAGAAAGGTGATCCTGGTAGAGATGGTAAGGATGGTGTAAACGGTAAGGACGGCCGTGACGGTACAAACGGTATTGATGGTCGTCCAGGTAAAGATGGTATTGATGGTAAAGACGGTAGAGATGGTGCTGATGGTGTAAGTGTTACCAATGTATTCATTGACTTTGATGATCAGTTAGTTGTTGAACTATCTAACGGACAACAAATCAATGCTGGTTACGTAACACGTATTGCTAGTGATGCTGTTGTTCAGATGTTCAAACAAGGACAGATGAGCATCACAGAACTACTACCAGATCAAACAGGACATGCTGGAGAAGTTCTCTCCACAGATGGTGAAGGTAACCTATCTTGGATTGCTGGTGGCGGTGGAGGAGGCGGTGGAGGCACTACAACCTACTCAGTGACCTTTAACAGCACTGGTTCTGGTGCAACCTCACCTGTATCTTTTAATGGCTCTGTAGCCCGTACAATCAGCTACAACACTATTGGTGCTCCTAGCATCACAGGTACGAATGCTACTGGTACTTGGAATATTGACATTCTAGGTAGTGCTGGTACAGTTACTAACGGTGTATATACAACAGGAAGCTACAGTAATCCTTCATGGATCACAGCATTAGCTTGGACTAAGATTACATCAACACCAACAACCTTATCAGGTTATGGTATCTCTGATGGTGTAAGCACTGGTGGTAGCTATAGCAATCCTACGTGGATTACATCACTGGCTGGATCAAAGATCACTGGTAACATCAGTGGTAATGCAGGCACTGCAACAGCGATTGCTGGTGGTGCTGCTAATAAGATTGTTTATCAGCTTGGTGCTGACACTACAGGCTTTATTGATGCTCCTACCACATCAAATACCTACCTTAAGTGGAATGGATCAACATTTGGTTGGGATACTGTCACTGCTGGCGGTGGTGGTACAACAACCAATGCAGTTACTTTCAACAATAGTGGTAGTGGTGCTGCATCAGGAACTACCTTTGATGGTTCTGTAGCACGAACAATTAGTTACAACACCTTAGGTGCTGCTAACTCAGGTGCTAACACAAACATCACTAGCTTAGATAGCATCACTGGTGGTATTAGCTCACCAGACTTCATACAGTTTGACACAGCAGCTACGGTTACTGGTGCTGTAGGTAAAGTATGGTATGACAGCGGTGATGGTTCTCTTGTTACACGGCTAAAAGGTAACAATGTTGATCTACAAGTAGGTCAAGAGAATGTTGTCTTAGTATACAATGGTACAGGCTCTACGATTACAAAAGGTAAGGTAGTTGCTGTATCAGGTGCTCAAGGACAACGACCCAGTGTAGTACTTGCTGATGCAGATACTGAAGCCTTGTCCGCACCTACACTAGGTGTTACAGCAGAAGACATTGCTAACGGTGCAGAAGGATTTGTAACCACCTTTGGTGTGATCAGAGGTATTGATACCAGTGCATTCACTGCTGGTGACGATGTTTACTTATCACAGACTGCTGGTGGGTTTACAGCAACAAGACCATCAGCACCAGCACATACGGTATTCCTAGGTTGGGTTGTTAAGGTTAATGCCTCTTCAGGTGAGTTGTTCCTGAATATCAACAACGGTTGGGAACTGGATGAGCTACACAATGTTAAGATTACTTCTGTTGCCAATAATGATATACTTCAGTATGATTCAGCAAACCAATACTGGAAGAACATTGCACCAGCGTCAGTTACAGGAACCTGGGGCATCAGTATCACAGGTAATGCTGGTACAGTAACGAATGGTGTATATACAACTGGTAGTTACGCTAACCCATCGTGGATTACCTCATTAGCTTGGAGTAAAATAAGCAGTACACCTACAACGCTAAGTGGTTACGGCATCACTGACGGTGTATCTACAGGTAGTAGCTATTCAAACCCAACATGGCTTACAGCCTTAGCTGGATCAAAGATAACAGGTGATATCAGCGGTAACGCAGGTAATGTCACTGGTACAGTAGCAGTTGCTAATGGTGGTACTGGGGCTACTACTTTAACAGGTATCGTAAAAGGTAATGGTTCTTCAGCATTCACTGCTGCTGTATCCGGTACTGACTATGCACCAGCAACCAGTGGTACTTCTATCCTATACGGTAATGGCTCTGGTGGTTTTAGCAATGTTACGATAGGTACAGGACTAAGCTTTGCTGCTGGTACGTTATCTGCCACAGGTGGTGTAGGTACTGGTGATGTTGTTGGGCCTCTGTCTGCTACTGACAATGCTATAGCAAGGTTTGATACAACAACAGGTAAACTGATTCAGAACTCTGGTGTTACGATTGATGACTCAGACAATGTAACACTACCAGCACAGGCTGATCTTCGCTTTGCTGATGCTGATTCAAGTAATTGGGTTGCTTTCCAAGCACCAGCAACTGTAAGCAGTAATGTTACTTGGACACTACCAAGCACAGATGGAACCAATGGTCAAGTCTTATCAACCAACGGTACTGGAACACTGTCTTGGGCCACAGCAAGTGGTGGTGGTGGATCATCAACGATCCTAGAGAATGACCAAACAATTTCTTCAAACTATACAGTCACTGCCGCTAAGAATGGTATTAGCGTTGGTCCTGTAACGATTAACACAGGAGTCTCTGTAACTGTAGGAACAGGTCAGAGATGGATGGTTTTAGCTTAAGGAGCTATTAATGTCCGCAATAAAACTTCAAGGTCACGCAAGTGGCTCAGGTACTACAACACTACAGTCTGCGAATAGTAATAGCAGCTTTACTCAAACATTACCATCTACAGACGGTGTTACACTAGGTTATCTTAATGTACCTGTTAACTCACAATCAGCAGCGTATACATTAGTAGATACAGATGCTGGTAAAGCTATTCTACATCCTTCAACAGACGCTAATGCAAGAACATTTACGATTCCTGCTAATAGTTCTGTTGCATATGAAGTAGGAACTGTGTTAACATTCATCAATATGACATCTCAAGTAGTTACTATTGCTATTACCACAGATACACTGTACTTAGCTGGTACAGGTACTACTGGATCAAGATCACTAGCTCAGTATGGTATGGCAACAGCAATTAAGCTTACATCAACAACTTGGTTGATTTCTGGTACAGGATTAACTTAAGGAGTTGTCATGACAGGCATTCTTGCTTTATTACTTGGAAGCGGAGGAACACCAACTCCAACGATTGATTTCGCCGTGGTTGCTGGCGGAGGTTCTGGTGCATACAGCGGAGCTGGTGGAGGCGGTGGATTCAGGACAGCAAGTTCTTATGCAGTTCTTGCGAACACGTCCTACTCAATCACTGTTGGTGGTGGCGGTACTGGATCTGCTGGTGGAAATGTAGGGACTAGTGGACAGAATTCTGTATTTGGTTCTATTACCGCTTTAGGAGGAGGCCGTAGTGGTGGTGAACCTGGATCTACAAGTGGGGCTGGTGCTTCTGGCGGATCAGGAGGTGGCGGTGCTGGAGTTAATAGCGCAACGCAAGCCGGCGGCACAGGCAATCCAAGTGCCGTTACAACATCCACGGGTTCAAGCATTACAGGAACTACTTTAACAGTTGGAACTGTTTCGTCTGGAACTTTCTTGGTTGGCATGATTTTATCCAGCACTGGCACTGCACCAAACGTAACATCAAATACAAAAATAACTGCTCAATTGACAGGAACATCAGGTGGGGCAGGAACATATACGGTAGATACAAGTCAAACAACTGGGTCAAATCAAACCATTACTGGCGCTTTAAGCGGCACAGGCATTAGCGCAAGCCAAGGTAGTAATGGCGGATCAGGAGCCGGAGCAAGTGCGCCAAATTATGGTGGCGGCGGTGGCGGTGGGGCTAATGGTGGCGGAACAAACGGAACAGGCACAACCGGCGGTGCTGGTGGCAATGGATCAACAGTTAGTTCACAGTTAGGCGGCGGAACATACGCTGGTGGTGGTGGGGGTGGTACTGCATTTGGCGGCACCGCAGGCGCAGGAGGCTCAGGCGGTGGCGGTGGTGGCGGAACGGCGGGTGGGAATAATCCAGGCACGCCTGGTGGCGAAAATACGGGTGGAGGGGCCGGAGGAAATTCCTATCAAACGGCTCATAGCACAGGTGCTAATGGAGGCTCAGGCATTGTGATTATTGCCTATCCAGACACTTATCGTGCAGCTCAAACAACAGGGTCGCCTACTGTTGTTGTATCCGGCGGTTACCGTCGCTACACGTTCACCGGCAACGGTTCAATCACATTCTGAGGTGACGTATGGCTCACTTTGCAAAACTTGATGAAAACAACAATGTGCTTGAAGTGCATTGTGTTCACAACAACGAATTGCTCGATGAAAACGGTATTGAGCAAGAACAAAAAGGCATTGACTTCTTGGTTGCATGGTCTGGCGGCTATCCTTACTGGAAGCAAACAAGTTACAACGGTAGCAAGCGCAAGAATTACGCGGGGCGCGGGTATTTTTATGACTCAATTCGTGATGCTTTTATACCACCTAAGCCTTCTGATGATGCTGTACTTGATGAAGAGACTTGTCAGTGGATTGTTACTGTAGCTGCTGACTCTATTGGTGCTGACACTGTTTAAGGAAATCAGCAATCTTCTGATGTTCTTCAGCAGTACCATCGTTCTTGATACGGTTAGCTCTCCATGACACTACCACTACATTACCTTTGATGTAGCCTTTGGTAGCGTCTATACGGTCAAAGCTAACCGAGTTCTCTTGTCTTTCAGGAGCAAAGTAGTTAAGTTCAATACCTAGTATCGGACAATGAGTAGGGAATGCTAGATCACCAAACTCTATCGTCCATTCATGTTTATAGTTAGAAGCTTTCTTACGTCTAAACTTCTCTCTAAAGGCTTGATAGGCATCTTGTTCACGCACTGATGCCTCTTCTGGGTAATGACCCCATTTCTGCTTATAGTTCTGTCTTAGAAGCTCTCTACGCTGTGTTCGAGGACGTTGTTCATCAGTGATACGACCTTCTTTGACTAGTTTATCAATCAGTTGATGTACTCGTTGTCTGCTTACATTACCTAAAGCTTTACGTATCTCTTCAGTAGGTTTTCCATGAGCAACTAAGTGTTGGACAAGGTTTAACCTTTCCTGAGAAGTTAGTGATGTTTTAGCAAAGTGATGTGCCTGCATAGTGTCTCCAAAAAGCAGGATTGTATCACACTTTAGTAACGCAGTCAAGGGGCTTTACAGCAACAAAATAGGTGTGGTAAAATTACAACATGGAAGAAAAACTACAAAGATACTATGAAAATAGGTTTGACTTATTTTCTCATCCAGGTTGGCTTGATTTGATGGAAGATGCTCAACAACTGTTCGAAGCATACAACAAAGTCACCTCCATCACTGACTCAAACAACCTATTCTTTAAAAAAGGTCAACTAGACATCTTAGATTGGCTCCTGACACTCAAAGAAGTATCAGAAAAAGCCTATGAGGATTTAACGAATGAGGATTATAAATGATTTTCAATGCTCTGAAGGTCACACAACAGAGCATTTAGTTGAGTATACCCAGAACACTGTAGTTTGTCCTGTTTGCGGTAAAAGAGCACAAAGGCAATTAGCAGCACCGAGAAGTAAGCTAGAAGGTATTACTGGCTCATTCCCTGGAGCAGCAGATCGATGGGCTAAGGTACACGAACAGGCCGCTAAAGTAGCACAGTCTAAGTCCTACTACGAGGGATAACTTAGATTTTCTTAACATCCTAACAATTGGGTTTAACCCGACTAGGAGACGCAAATGGCTGAATTTGTAGATTCTGTTGATGACGAACAACAAGTTAATGAATTTCAAGCGGAGGAAGTAAAGCAAGCAACACCTACTCAGCATGAGATCCCTGAGAAGTATAAGGGTAAATCTCTAGATGAGATCATAAGGATGCACCAAGAGGCTGAGAAGTTAATTGGTCGTCAAGCACAAGAGGTTGGTGAAGTTCGAAAACTTGCTGATGAGTTAATCAAGAGGCAAATCACTACCCCTAAGGTAGAAGCAAAAGAAGCTGTTGAAGAAGAGACTGATTTTTTTGCCGATCCTGTTAAGGCAGTTAACAAAGCAGTAGCTACGCATCCTGCTGTGCAGCAAGCTCAATTAGCAGCAGCACAGATGGCTCGTATGCAGACTGCGAACAGGCTAGCTCAATCACATCCAGATTATACACAGGTCATTGCTGATCCTGAGTTTGCTGAATGGGTTAAAGGCTCTAGTGTTCGCCAAAGGCTGTACGCAGCAGCAGATCAACAGTTTGACTTTGACTCTGCTAACGAACTACTCACTACGTTTAAGGAACTGAGAAAGATCAAACAGGAAACTGTTAATCAAGCTTCTCAACAACTCCAAGAACAGACAGAGAAGACACTTAAAGCTGCTACTGTAGCTCTTGATGGTGCTACTGGAGAAACGAGCAAGAAAATTTACCGTCGAAGCGATCTTATTCGGCTTCAGATGACAGATCCAGAGCGTTACCTAAACCTGCAACCAGAGATTATGCAGGCATACGCTGATGGTCGTGTCCGTTAAACTTAATTTTAAAGGAAACTTAAAATGGCTGCTGTAACTTATCCTGGAGGTAGTTCCTCCATCGTTAACAAGACCAATGCTGATAAATTTATCCCAGAGATTTGGTCTGATGAAATCATCGCTGCCTACAAGAAGAATCTTGTTATGGCAAACCTTGTCAACAAGATGTCTATGCGTGGCAAGAAAGGTGATCTGCTTCACATTCCTAAACCCACCCGTGGTGTAGCTGCTGCCAAAGCTGCTAACACTGCCGTTACCATTCAGGCTAACGTTGAAGACGAAGTGCAAGTTTCAATTAACAAGCACTACGAATACTCACGTTTGATTGAGGACATCGTTGAAGTGCAAGCATTGGCTTCCCTGCGCCGCTTCTACACCGAAGACGCTGGTTACGCTCTTGCTACGCAAGTAGATACTGACCTTGTTCGTATCGGTCGTCTCTTCAATGGCTCACACGCTGCTGGTGCAACTGGTGACTACTCTGTTACTGGTACAACCACTGCCTACATCGGTGGTGATGGTACGACTGCCTTCTCAGGCGGTGCTGGTGCTGGTAACGCTTCTGCACTGACTGATGCTGCTATCCGCCGTACCATTCAGCGTCTTGATGATGCTGATGTTCCTATGGATCAGCGTTACTTCCTCGTTCCTCCTGTTGCTCGTAACACCATGATGGGTCTTTCTCGTTTCACCGAGCAGGCTTTCGTTGGTGAGCAAGGCGGTAGCAACACCATCCGCAATGGTCAGATCGGTGATGTATACGGTGTTAAAGTGTTTGTTTCTACGAACGCTGACACAGCTTACAGCTCTTCTGGGACTGCTCCTCGTGCTTGCTTGATGTTCCACAAGGATGCAATGGTTCATGCAGAGCAGATGGCTGTTCGTTCACAGGCTCAGTACAAGCAAGAGTATCTCTCTACGCTGTACACTGCTGACACCCTTTATGGTGTTGCAGAGCTTCGTAACGATGCTGGTATCGCCCTCATTATCCCTGGTTGATAACATTAGGGGCCTAATCAGCCCCTCTAACTAAGGAGATAATTATGGCTGCTACTTCTGTTGTTTCTCGTCGTGGTACAGATCAGTTTCGTGGTCTATTCAGTGATACTTGGTCAGTGACAGCTACGCTGGACTTGGCTTCGGTTGCTGATGCTGAAACACAAGTTGATACTGTTACGGTTCCTGGTGTTGCTCTTGGTGATGTTGTTCTTGGTGTTTCGTTCGGTGTCGATGTTGCTGGGCTCAGTATTACTGCTGATGTCACGGCTGCTGATACGGTAACGATTGCCGCTAACAACAATACTGGTGGTGCTGTTAACTTAGCATCCACTACGATCAAGATTGCTGTAGCTAGGTTCGTATAAAAAGGAGGGGCTTTGTAGCCCCTTCAACATATAGAGGTCATTATGGTTTACTTTAGATGTAAGTGGTCCAACAATGTAATTGGTGTTGAGGTTGAATATGATGTAGCACAGATGCGTAAGCATCCTGACTATGATGAAGTAGAAGAAGAAAAGAAAGAAGAAACTGAAAAGGCTACTAAGGTAAAGAAATCTAAAGAGGATTAGAAATGTCTAACTATACGAAGACAACCAACTTTACTGCTAAAGATTCTCTACCATCAGGTAATGCTGGAAAGATTGTCAAAGGTTCTGACTTTGACACTGAGTTTGACAACATTGCAACTGCTATCTCTACTAAGCAGGATTCTTCTTCGCTTGGTACGATAGCAACACAGAACGCAAACAACGTAACCATCACTGGCGGTACGATGAGCGGTATGACATCGATTGCTGATGCTGATGGTAATGTTCGTGGTATTCAGAAGTCTGGTTCTACAAAAACAACTTCGTATACGTTAGTAGCAGCAGATGCTGGCAACTTCATTCAAGTAGAATCTGGAGGTTCTATTGTTGTTCCAACATCTGTGTTTACTGCTGGTGATAGTGTCATCATCTTTAACAACACCACAGGTGATATGACAATCACTTGTAGTGCTGTTACTGCTTATGTTGGTGGTATTAGTTCAGCAAAGACTTCAGCAACAGTAGCCACTAGAGGAATTGCTACGATCTTGTTCGTAACTTCTTCGCTTGCTGTCATTGTAGGTAACGTAAAATGACAGCCCTTCCTGCCTTCTTAGGTTCAACAGTTTCAAGAGAAGGACAAGCAGCATACACAACAGCAGGTACTTATACATGGGTAGCCCCTGTTGGTGTTGAATCAGTTTGTGTAGTTACTGTTGGTGCTGGTGGAGGAGGTGCTTTACCTGCTATCGGAAGTAATTCTGTGGTAGGTGGAGGTGGAGGTGGTTTAGGTTACAAGAATAACATCACTGTAGTCCCTGGAAACTCATACACAGTTGTTGTTGGTGCTGGTGGTGCTGGCGCAACTAGTTCAGGTGCTTCTGGATCAGACGGTGGGAATAGTTACTTTATCAATACATCGACAGTTGCTGGTTATGGTGGATCTGGCGGCGGTGTAGATAATACAGGCGGTGGTGGTGGTAGTTACACAGGTGATGGTGGTTCTGCTGGAAAGACATCCCCAGGCGGTGGACCTTTAACAGGAGGGGGTGGTGGCGGTGCTGGTGGGTATAGTAGCACCACAGGAGGCGGAACAGGTGGTAATGCTAACTTTACAGAAAACGCCACAGGCGGTGGAGGTGGTGTTGGAATATTAGGAGAAGGAACTGGAGGTACCACTGGTTCTTATCCAAGTGGTGGTGGAACAGGAGGATCTGGTGGAGCTAATGGCGGCACTGGAACATCAGGAGGATCTGGTAACGGAGGTGCGTATGGTGGTGGCGGAGGATCTGGTGGTTTTGCAGCAGCAGGTAGTGGTGCTGGTGGTGCAGTAAGAATTATATGGGGAGCAGGACGTTCATTCCCGTCAACTAATACCGGAGATGTGTGATGGCTCTCCAAGCAGACGAACACGTAAAACAGATTGGTGATGCCTTATCAATCATCACTGTTGTAGGTACGTTAGCTGAATTACTACCTGCAATGGCTGCTGTTCTCACCATTGTATGGACTGCAATCAGGATATGGGAAACAGATACAGTACAGATGATCTTTGGAAGGAAGAAAGATGAAACAAAAACCAAAGAAGATTGAGAAAGTTATGCGTGAGTACAAAGAAGGTACTCTGCATAGTGGTAAAGGCGGTCCTGTAGTTAAGTCACGTAAGCAAGCGGTTGCCATTGCCTTATCAGAGGCTGGTATGACTAAGAAGAAAGGAAAGAAGAAATGATGAAACCCTGTCCAGGATGTCCTACCCCAGCTAAGTGCAAGAAAGCTGGTAAGTGTATGATGAAAGCCAAAGAAGCAAAGAGAACAAAGTGAAACCAGGACTATACGCTAACATCCAAGCTAAGCGTAAGCGTATTGCCGAAGGCTCTGGTGAGAAGATGAAGAAGCCTGGAAGTAAAGGTGCTCCAACAGCTAAAGATTTCAAGGAGGCAGCTAAAACTGCTAAGAAGAAATGAAAGACTCTAGATTGGAAAGGGCGGGAGTGTCTGGGTACAACAAACCGAAGCGTACACCGGACCATCCTACGAAATCTCACATTGTTGTTGCAAAGGACGGTGATCAAGTAAAGACGATTCGCTTCGGACAACAAGGTGTTAAAGGTTCTCCTGAAGGTTCAGCAAGGAACAAAGCCTTTAAAGCTCGTCATGCAGAAAACATCTCAAAAGGTAAGATGTCAGCGGCTTACTGGGCCAATAAGGTGAAATGGTAATGGCTACCTTTCTTGATTGTGTTAATGGCGTTCTTAGGCGCATCCGTGAGGATGAAGTAGTTACTGTTATTCAAAGTGACTACTCTAAACTCATTGGTGATATGGTCAATGAAGCTAAGAGAGAAGTTGAAGATGCTTGGAACTGGTCTGTGCTTCGTCAAACGATCACAGTCACTACAGCAGCATCAACAACTAATTATGCTTTATCTGGTTCTAATCTAAGAACTAAGATTGAAGATGCTTTCATACCCGCTGCACACTGGTATCTACGTCAGCTATCAGCAGCAGAGATGAACATGTACTTAAATGTTCTCAGTGCTCCTACTGGTCGTCCTAGCAGCTATGCTATGGCTACGACAAGTTCTGCTGGTGTGTTGTCCGTTGATGTATATCCTGTTCCAGATGCAGTTTACACACTGAAGTTTGATTGCATTGTACCTCAAGCAGATCTTGTTAATGATACTGATGTTATCTATGTACCATCAGATGTTGTTATCCAAGGTGCTTACCTACGTGCTATCAATGAACGTGGAGAGGATGGTGGTCGTCTATCTGATCAGCAAGCAGATCTTTATCGTAAGACACTTGCTAACTATATCTCTATTGAAGCTGGTAGAGAGAGTGACTTAGTTCTCTGGGAAGCAGTATAATGGCTGATCAACTTAAACCAGTAACAGTTGTTGCTCCTGGTTTTTTTGGTCTTAACACCCAAGACTCTTCTGTTACGCTGCCTAAGGAATATGCTCTTAAGGCAGAGAATGCTGTTATTGATCAGTTTGGTCGTATTGCTTCTAGGCGTGGTTGGGTCAAGGTCAATACTTCTTCTGGTTTCAACAGCACAGAGCCTGCATTGATCAAAGAAGTCATCAAGACTGATGGATCAAAAGAGATTCTTAGTGTTGGTGACAACAAGATCTACTCAGGAACTACAACACTGACACTGAAGTACACTGGTACTACATGGACAGCACAGAACTGGAAAGCAGTAGACTTCAACGGCTTTACTTACTTCTTTCAACGTAATCATGACCCACTGATCTACGTACACAGCACCAATACTTACTCACTGATGTCCGCTTATGGTAGCTATAGTGGTACTGTACCCTTAGCTAATGAAGTGTTAAGTGCTTTTGGTCGTCTATGGGTTGCGGACACAAGCACTGATAAACGTACAGTTACTTGGTCAGACTCGCTACAGGGTTTTGCTTGGACAGGCGGTACAGCAGGTTCTGTCAATATTGAGAAAGTATTGACTAACGGAACTGATACTATCACAGCCTTAGCAGCCTTTAACGGCTATCTTATTATCTTCTGTCGTCGGTCTATCATCATATACAATGGTGCTCAGAATGACCCAACAACAAACCTATCATTGGTTGAAGTCATTGATGGTGTTGGTTGTATCAGCAGAGATACAGTACAAGATGTAGGCACTGATATCTTCTTCTTGTCCGATAGTGGTGTTAAGAGTCTAGCTAGGGTTATTCAAGAGAAGTCTAATCCGATCTTTGATATCTCTCGTAATGTCAAGAATGATTTGATCACTGACATTGCTACCAATGGTAATGATGACAACATCAAGTCTGTTTACTCAGATGCTGATGGTTTCTACTTATTAAGTCTTCCCTCAAGAAAACTAATCTATTGCTTTGATGTTAAGTCAAGGCTACAGGATGGTTCCTGTAAAGTCACTACATGGACAATAGCACCGATATCGTTTTGTGCTACCAGTGATCGTAAATTGTACTTTAGCAGAACAGGCTATATAGCTCAATACTCTGGTGCAAGCGACAATGGAACAGCATATACGTTCTCTTACTATACTTCAAACATTGATGCTCAAACACCAGGAATATTTAAGATACTTAAGAAGATGACAATGCTTCTTATTGGTGGTAACAACACCACTATCAATATTCGATGGGCTACAGATTACAGTAACAGCTACAAAAGCGGTCAATACACACTACCTACAATAGCTCGTGCTGAGTACAACATTGCTCAGTACAACATTGATGAATACAACACAGGTTACAACACTGGTTTATCTGTTCGTAAGATAGAAAGACAGATTAGCGGTACTGGTGGTGTATTCCAGATAGGTATTGAAGCTAACATAGCAACAGAAACAATCTCCGTTCAACAATTGGACGTATTTGTGAAAACAGGTAGGGTCATATAATGGCTATTCAGCAGAATACTGGGTTTAGGATGATGGAGGGAGGTTTAGAAGACACTCCTTTAACAATGTCTGAAGACGCTTCAAGAACTGCTTTTGATCAAGTAACTTCAGGTATTAGTAACCTGTATCAGAACATGCTTCAAAGATCCCCTGATGCTGGTGGTTTACAGTATTGGGTTGATCAGGTTAATAGCGGTAAAGCTACCTTGAATGATGTATCTAATGCCTTTAAAGGCAGTACAGAATTCTTAGGTACACAACTTCGATCATTGAACTCGTTATGGGATGCTGAAGTAGCTAACCAAGAACAGCCTGGAATACAATCCGACATCAAAACTGGTTCTGTAGACTTTGGTGGTAGGAACTGGACAGCCTTCAGAAGTCCTGATGGTGGTGTTCAAATCTCAACACTTAATGCGGATCAGAGTGGTATTGGTAGCGGACAATACAGGGCAGACTTCTTAGATCCTGCTACTGGTGAAGTTACTACAAGAGTGTTGGATCGTAATAAGACAACTGATAGATTAGGTAAAGTACTGATAGGTACAATGGCTGCTTTGATTGCAGCACCACAGCTAGCTGGTTCTTTGTTCGGTACTGAAGCTGCTGCTGGCTTAGGAGCTGATTTAGCTGCTGGTGGTTTGTCCGCAGAATCATTAGCTACACTCAATGCTATTGGTCCTGGTGCTGTTAGTGAGATTATTGCAGGCACTGGTGGTTTACTTGATGCCGGATTAGCTGCTGGAGCTGTTGCATCTGCCTTACCTACGCTTACTACACCAGTAACATCAACTATTGCAGGAACACTAGCACCGGAAACATTAGCAGCATTAGAAACTGTTGGTCAAACAGCAATACCTGAAATTGTAGGTACTACTGGTGGTTTGTTAGATGCTGGTTTAGCTGCTGGAGCTGCCGCAGCAGGGGCTAGTACAACACCATCAGTAACAGTACAAAGTACACCTTTACCTAATCCACAAATACCTATTTCAGGTATTCCTCCTGAAGTTATTGCTGGTGGGCTTAGTGCGGGTACATTAGCTACGCTAGATGGAACAGGTCAAAGTGCTTTACAAGACATCATCAACAATACTAACCCTAATGTAGCAGCACCAACTACTACAGGTGGTTTACCTACGTCTTTGGTTAGTACAGCAGCACAAGTTGCTAAGGGTTTGTTCAGTGGTGATCAAACAAACACTATTGGTCAATTAATCAATGCTGGTGTTAACTATCAACAAGCTAAAGCTGCTGCTGATGACTTACTTAAGTCTGGACAGATCAGTCAACAACAATACAATGCACTTGCATCTAACATTCAAGGACAGTATAATAATCTAGCAACACAGACAGGTCAACAGTTAGGTGAGTTTACACCTTATGGTATCACTACCAACTTGTTTGGTCCTTCTGGTCAGAACATTCAGAATGCTGCAATGCAGGCTGCACAGCAGTCCTTTAACCAAGCAGGTCTAACTAATGTCGATCAGTTATCTCAGGATTACTACAACAAGTTAGCTGCATTGTCCGCACCAGAGCAACAACGTCAGCGACTAGCCACTGAAGAACGCTTACGTGCTCAAGGAAGATTGGGTGTAAGTGGTTCTGCTTATGGTGGTACGTCACCAGAATTGTTAGCTCAGGAACAGGCTATAGCACAGCAGCAACTACAACGTGAGTTACAGTCTAGACAGGCTGCATTAGGCGAACGTGGTACATTATTGTCTCAAGGAACTGCTGCATTACAACCTGCTGTACAGCTTGGAACCACAGCACAGCAAGCAGCACAACAACAGTTTGCTTCTAACCTTGCTAGACAGAATCTGTTAACTAACTTGCAGACACAAGGTATTCAATCTGCTGGTGTACTACAGCGTCAAGGTCTACAAGACTTGTTAGCAAGACAACTACAAGCTACAGCAGCTAGGTCTGGTGCTAACCAACAACTAACACAAGGTCTGTTAGGTGGTGCTGGTGGCTCTAATGCCTTAGGTGGTGTTGTTGGTAGTGCTCTAGGTAATCTATTCAATCCTAATGCAGCGGGTAACGTAAACTCTTTAGGTTTTGGTACTGGCTTGGGATACGGTAATCAAGACATTGGTCTGTTTATCTAAGGAAATATAATGGCACAACAACAGATGAGTTTGTTTGGTCCTAGCCTAGCACAGACACAGGCTGGTATCGCTCAAGAAGATGAGGCAATCACAGCTAAGTTAGCACAGCTTAGTCCTGAGCAACAACTAACAAGGGTAGCTCTACAGGGTGGTAGACAAGCTGGTAAAGCTTTAGGTGGTTTGTTCGGTATCGAAGATCCTAGGCTGAAGGAAGCAGCACAGCAAGAAGCTATCTTCAAAGAACTGAAGGATAGTGGTGTTGACTTCACTGACTCTGAGAAACTATACCCTGCGTTGATTAATGCTTATCAGTCCAGAGGTATGATTGACAAAGCTATCGTAGCAGCAGCTAAGTATGAAGATGTTAAGTCTACATCGCTTAAGACTCAAGCAGAGCTTGGATTGAAAGGAGCACAGACTGAGAAGGCTTTAGCAGAGGCTGCAAAGGCCCAAAGAGAGAAACTAGATACACCGTTTGGTAAGATTGATCCAGATAAGTTTACACCAGAAAGCTTAGACAAGTTTAGAGAATCAGGTAACTATAAAGATTTAGTGTCTAAACCAGGATATTCTGATCAGTACTTAATCTCTGGTGCCGACGGTAAACAAATATTGGTTCAAAAAAATCTAACTACGAATAAACTTGAAGCTGTAGATAAAGCTAATCAAATTAATGTTAGTGCTACTGCATCAGCAGCTCAAGAAAAAGACATCAACAAAACAAAAGTAGCTAGACTAAATGAGTTTGAGAATGCTGCTGTTAATGCTGATTCAGTAATTAACAATGTTAATGCAATCAGTTCAGTATTAGGGAATGCTTTCACTGGTGTTGGTAGCGGTGTTGCTCTTAAAGCAGGGCAGGTTGCTAATGCTCTTGGTGTAACAGTTACAGGAACAACAGAATCAGAGCAGTTGAATCAGTTGTTAGCTAAACTGGCTCAAGGACAGGCACGAACACTTCCTGGTTCTTTGTCTGAAAAGGAATTAATGTTCTTAAGAGAGGCTATTGGTACTGGTGGTATGACTAGGCAAACACTACAGGCTATGCTTGGTCGTATGCGTGAAGACGCTATTGCTGATAAAGAAGCATATAAGCAAGCTTTTGATTATCAACGTAGTGGTAAAAATCTTAATGACTTTGATTTTGCAGGTGCTCGTACAGAAGCAAGACAAAAAGCTAGGAGAATTAACCAGTTGTTAGAAAGAGCTACTCCTGAACAGCGTAGACAATTAGGATACTAATATGGCAACAGGACTTTCACCTCAAGAACTTGATGAACTTAAGAGTTTATTAGGTTCTCAAGGAGCACCAGCACCAGTACAGCCTACATCAGTCATGGAGGGTGCTAAACAACCAGGAAAGACGTTTACTGATTTAGCCATAGAAGCATTACCTGATATTGGTGGTTTAGCTGGTGGTGTTATTGGAGCAGCTACAACACGAACCCCTCAAGGGGCTATGACAGGTAGGGCTTTAGCGCAACAAGCTGTTAGAGGTGTTATTGGCTCTGGTCTTGGAGCAGCGACAGGAACAGCTCTAGAGTCTGGTGTCAAGTCTGCAATGGGTATGCCAGTGCCTCTGACAAAGACAGCAGCAGATATGTTGTCTAACTCCGTAACGAACATGGCTTTAGATGCTACTGGTAATGTAGTCTTTAACATGCTTGGAAAAGGTTACCGTGTTACTAAAGACGCATTGTTAAAAGCTGGTGTATTACCACCAATGGATACCTCTGCACAAGAAGCTAAACGTGTTGCTCAAGAGCTTTTACAGAAGTATGGTGGTTCGCTAACAGAGTATCAAATCACAGGCACTACAGGTGCTAAAGTACGTGAATCAGTTGCTCGTAGTGGTTTCTCAGGTCAAAGCACCTTTGATCAACTAGCAGAGACTAACTTAAATGCTTTACGTCAGGAAAGAGATAAGATTCTTGATACTGTGTCTGATGAAGCTATTCCATCTATTCAGGCTGGTCAAGGTGTAAGAGATATTATACAGACAGCTAACACAAGGTTATCTGAGGCTGTTTCTCCTTTCTACGAACAAGAGTTACCTGCTAGAGGTTTCAACTTACTTGTTGACTTTAACCCTATAAAGTCTAAGGCTTTTGAAACACTCAAAAGAGCTGAGAAGTTAACAGAAACAGGTAATCCTGCTGCTGTGTATGGTGATGACGTTGCTCGTGTCTTAAAAGACATTAGTAATTTATCTTCTGATGTATCATTTGCTCAAGCACATCAACTAAGATCTATCTTAAATAGTCGTCTACGTGATCTCAAAGTAGAAGTAGGTAAGAATAGTCCTGTTGTTGCTGAACTGTCCAAAGCAGTTAAAAGTATTGACGATGCGATGGATACATCAGCTAAACAAATGGACCCAGAACTCCTTGCTCGTTATCGTAGCACACAGCAATTCTACAAAGAATCATTAGATAAGTTATTTCCTGAAACAGTTCTTAAGATACTTGTCAAAGAGCCTGAACGTATTGGAGAGGCTATATACAAAGCTGGTAACCAATCAGAGATACGTGCTATCAAAGATGCTTTAGCACAAGCTAAAACGATTGATCCTGCCTTAGATAGTAAAGCTATTCAACAATCATTGAATAGAGGCTATGTTGAGTCTTTCTTAGGCGAACAAGGTGCTGAGAATACGCTTAAAGAGTTTGTTAGTATCAACGATAAGCTTAGAAAAGATGCTAAGTTTCGTAGGACGTTTGAAGAAGCACTTAGCCCTGAAGCACAGAACAGCATAAGGGCATTAAGTAAATCTGCTGAATTAAGTGCAAAGACACCTGGATCAGGTCTATCTTTGTTTATTGCTGGTAAACAAGCTGATGCTGCTAGTTCTGTTGCTGCTGTGTTAGGAACAGGAACAGCACTATATCAAGATCCTTTACTTGGTGCTGCTGTTGGTGCGGGTGTGCTTCTAACACCAAAGATACTAGCTAAGATAGCTACTAACCCTAAAGCAGCTAATCAATTAGTTGGGTTAGAGAAAGAGATTAGTAAAACAGGTATGACAGGTGCTGCTGCTGCTAAGTTAGCAAAGATATACAATGATGCTCGTGTAACAACATCAGACTTTGGTGCTCCTGAAGCAGCTACACAGGATCAACCACAGCAAGGTTTAACACCAGAGCAGATGGATGAGCTTAGAAACCTTACACAGCCTCCTTCACAGCCTGAGAAGAAACAACCCATGAAGCAAAGCAGTATTGTTGGAGACCTTTTAGGAGGTTTCATCAATGTTTGAACTCATTGGTGCTCTTATCGGTGGTGTCTTTCGTCTTGCTCCAGAGGTCTTAAAGATCTTAGATAGGAAGTTTGAAAGAGAACATGAACTGAAGAAGTTAGATGTTGAAGTCTCTATCGCTAAGATGCAAGCAGAGTTTGCTCTACAGCAGGGACATCAACGTCTACAAGAGCATGAATTAGATGCTATCGGTGAAGCATTCAAACAACAAGCAGAGTCTGACAGCAAAGCTTGGAAGTGGGTAGCATCACTATCTGCTTTGGTTAGACCAGCAGTGACATACTGGTTTGTAGCTTTCTATTCAGTTGTTAAAGCTGCTGGACTATACCTAGCTTTTCTTCAGGATGGTTCTTGGACAGCAGTGTTGTTGTCAGGATGGACTGACTACGATGAAGGTATGCTGTCATTGATTCTAACTTTTTGGTTTGTTGGTAGGGTATGGGAATCAAAGAAGTAATCGCCATCGCTGAACCACTAATCAAGAGATTCGAAGGCTGGAGAAGTAAACCCTATCTGTGTAGTGCTAACGTCCCCACCATAGGATGGGGATCTACCATGTATGAGAATGGTGATAGGGTTACCTTAGATGATCCTGAGATATCAAAAGAAAGAGGACAGGAATTGTTCGAACTTGATGCAGAGAGATTCCTACTTCAAGTCTACAAAGCCTGTCCAGTGTTGACGAAACACCATAATAAAGCTGCTGCAATACTTAGCTGGACTTATAACTTAGGACCAGCTAGGCTTAGATCATCCACGATGCGAACAAGAATAAACCAAGAACGATGGGAGGAAGCTGTTCAAGAACTAAAGCGTTGGAATCTTGCAGCAGGTAAAGTAACCAAAGGCCTTGTTCTTCGTCGTGAAGCAGAGGCGACACTATTCCTCCTTAGCCCATCCAACAACAAAGCTAAAGATAGCAATGTTGACAAAGACAAAGAACCCTTCGAGAGGGATCTCCGTTCCGTCCTCGTCAGCTACGACAAAATCATCAGAGTAACAAATCCCTAACATAAACCCTGATAGAAAAGACCAACCCCAGATATTCGGCATAGTTTTCCTTAGTGACCTTTATAGACCCCTTTGCAGGGGTCTTTTTTTATTTAGATCTCACACACTCCGGCTACACAGGCCAATTGCTGTGCACCTTCGACGTTATCGTCATTCTCTTTGAGCATATCCCAATTGATGTCTGTAGGCATCTTAGCTAACAAGGCTTCATATTCTTCCTTGCTGCATGTCTCATAAGGAGCCTGCCTATACGTACCCCCATCCATTGGCAGGAATGATACACCAGTACAGATATCAAAGTTGTCATATACCCAAGCCCCTACAGTAGGCCAATCATTCTCATTGACTGAGATAGTTACTGAAGGTTTATGTTCGCACCAGTGTAGCTGATAGATACGCCATAGGTTAAGGTGAGCTATAGCATCAACATCATCCCTGGTGATAGCGTCTTCAGGAGCCTTCATAGGAAATGAGAACACGGTAGTGCTATCTGGTCTCATCACACAAGGCTCACTAGGAATACCTTGTTCGATCATAAACGCCGTGAGAGGGTCTTTTTTATCTGATCGTACACGCCTAATGTAATACTGGGCATGTTGAGGATGAATGCCAGAAGCAGTGCCACAAAGCTGAGACACAGTACCAGAAGGCTTGACGCAAGTGATAGCAGCAGAGACAGGGATATTAAGAGCACTTGCTGTAACTTCGTTAGCAATGATTGCTTCATTTTTCAACATCTCCAATCTTGCTGGTAACGCTTTATCATCAGGATCATTCAGTAGTTTATGATCATAGATACCTGTCAGCGATACACCCAATAGACGCTCTTCAGCGGTGTTCTTTTCCCAGATCTTACGTAGGTATGGGAAGGTAGTCATCGTGCTCTGCCAAGTACCTAGAATCGATGCTACACGTACTTTGTACATCAAGTCTTGAAGAGTGTCCGTATCACGAACAATGACCTCTGTGAGATTACAGAACTGGTAAGGACGAAGGATAATCTCTGAGCAAGGATTCGTACCGAAGTCATGGTTAGGATCTCTACGGCCATTAACAGCTGCTTGCTTCTTCGATGCATCTCTGTTAAAGATACCACGTTCACCTGAATGGCTTTCATAGATCGAACACCATTCACGCATAAACTGCCCTACTGAAGGCTTTACATCATACACAGCAGAGTTGTTAGCAAGGCTACGCTGTCCTTGTTGTTCCCACCATGCTCCTGCTTT